GTCTTTTTCATGATGTAATAGTCGGAGACTGTATCGACGAACTTTTCCGGCTTCGTGCAGGAATTGCCGATGTTGTTATCACAGACCCGCCCTACAACATCGGAATCGACTACGGTTCAGGCGGTTCAGAAGACAGGCGCGATGATTACGATTCGTGGTGCGCGCAGTGGATTCTTGGATGCCACAGAGTTTTGAAGAAGAGCGGCTCTATTTGGATTGTTTCTGGACAAGAACACGGCTCTGATATAGACATAGCGCTTCGAGCCGCTGGATTCACAATCAGAAACAGAATCACATGGCACGAAACTTTTGGAGTGTATTGCTCGAAAAAGTTCGGTCGATGCTCTAGGCCGATTTTTTACGCAGTGAAAAACGAAAAAGAGTTCGTGTTCAACAGAGAAGCGGTCACGATCCCCTCGGCACGACAGGAAAAATACAAAGACAAGCGGGCAGCAGCGGGCGGCAAGATCATGGGAGATGTGTGGAAAATCAACCGGGTGTGCGGGACATTCAAGGAGCGCATTCCCGGTGTGCCGACGCAACTTCCTCGCGAGTTGGTCAGTAGGATGATGCTCGTTTCGAGCAATGAAGGTGATGTTGTGATCGATCCATTTCTTGGTTCGGGTACAACTCTAGTAGTTGCGAAGTCTTTGAACCGAAGTGGAGTAGGGATCGAAAGGAGTCATCCCTACGCGAAGATTGCAAAGGGACGCATCGAAACCGAATAGGCTTTATACAGATGGGAAAACGTGGCCCACCACCAGAGCCGTCAATCCTGCGATACATTCGCGGCAACCCAAGCAAGTCGCCGATGAATGAAAACGAGCCGACTCCCGACTTAACGGATGAGTCTGTTCCACCACCACCGCTTCTGAATGAAGATGCAGCGCTCGTGTGGCATGAGATGGTGCAGAAACTTTCTGCGATGCGGGTTCTTACTGACGCCGACTTGCCACTTCTCGAACGATACTGCATTGAGCGCGTTCAGTATGTGAAGTGCTATCAGAAAGTGTTGCAGCACGGCGAAGAATATACACACTACGAGACTGACCCAAACGAACCGGAGAAGATGAGGATCAAATACACGCAAGTTGCCCCGTGGGCGACACAGATGCACAGGCATCACACTGCGATGTTGAAGATTGAGCAAGAGTTCGGAATGACACCAAGCAGTAGATCGCAGGTCGCAGCAAATGGAAGCAGAGAATCAGACCCGCTTGCAGCGTTTGCCTCGCAGCGAAGCGGTGGCGGCGGGGCTTGACTACTACTTCAATGAACATCGCGCCGCGCATGTCATTGAGTTCTTCGAGAAGTTTCTGTGCCACTCGAAGGGCAGATTCGCGGGCAAACCATTCGCGCTGTTGCCGTGGCAGCGCGAGATGCTCGAAGAACTTTTCGGGTGGGTTCGCGTTGCGAACGACACTCGAAGATATCGCGTTGCATACATCAGCACTGCTAAAAAGTGCGGCAAGTCAACGCTAATGTCCGGTGTCGGCCTATATCTTCTGACAGCAGATTGCGAGAACGGAGCAGAAATATATTCTGCGGCTACGGACAGGGAACAGGCTTCGATTGTTGCGCGCGAGGCTATGAATATGGTTCGCGCTTCGCCGATGCTGAACCGTTCTCTCGAAATCGTCGAGTCGCGCAAGACGATCGTGCATCGACCCAGTTCGTCATTCTGGCGAGTGCTGTCAGGCGACTCGTTCAGGTCTGAAGGTCTGAACATTCACGGCTTGCTTTATGACGAACTGCATAGCGCGCGTGACAGGCGACTATGGGATGCGCTTCGTTACGGCGGCGCTGCCAGAGATCAGAGCATCGTCATATCCACGACCACGGCTGGCTATGATCGCAACTCTATCTGCTACGAACAATATTCGTATGCAAAGGCAGTGCTGCGTGACTGGCGCCATGACCCGCAGTTTTATCCTTGCATCTTCGAGACACCAGAGGCAGACGATTGGACTAACCCCGAGTCGTGGCCGAAAGCAAATCCATCTTGGGGCGTGACCATCGATCCAAAAGCGTTCGAGCAGGACTTCAAAGAGAGTTTGCTTTCGTCAACAAAGGAAAGCAGTTTCCGAAGATACAGAATGAACCAGTGGACGGCACAGTCAACCCGTTGGATCAACATGATCGAATGGCAGAAGTGTGCCGTGCAACCACCGGAATCTCTGGAGGGGCGCGAGTGTTTTGTTGGGCTCGACTTGGCGACAACCTATGACACTTCAGCGATGATCGCTGTCTTTCCAGCGCCAGACGGCACGTTTGATGTTGTGTGCAAATTCTGGATTCCCGGCGACAACGCGCTCGATCGCGAAAAGCGCGACGGTGTTCCGTACACATTATGGGCGAATACCCCGGAAACCGGGCTCACGATGACAGACGGCAATGTGACTGACTACGAGGTTATTCGCAGAGACATCAACGAGTTCGCGAAAAAACACAACGTAAAGCAGATAGCGGTGGATAGATGGAACGCGACACAGTTATCGCTGGGACTTCAAGCAGATGGGCATGATGTGGTAGGGTTTTCGCAGTCGGTTGGTGCATTGTCGCCGCCGTCCAAGATGCTCGAAAACCTCGTGCTGTCGGGCCGGATTCGGCACGGCGGAAATTTGGTGTTGGCTTGGATGGCAAGTAATTGTCAGGTGCGCGTCGATGCCAATGAAAACATTCGTCCGGTCAAGCCGAAGCCGGGGAGCCCGCATCGCATTGACGGCATCGTCAGTCTTGTCATGGCGCTCGGCGTTTATTCGGCAAGCCAGAAGCCGAAGCCAGAAGAACCAGAACCGGGGATGCTGATCCTATGATTACGCAAAGCAGAATCCTGTGGCTCCCCGAAAGCGAAGACCGCAGCATGGGCTGGGATGAGTCTTCTGCGCTCTCTTCTCGCAATCCATCCGGTGTTCGCATCGACAGCGAAACCGCGATGCAAAGCACGGTTGTTCTGGCCTGCGCGAGACTGCTTGCGGAGTCTATCGCTTCGCTCCCGCTGCACATCTACGAATACATTGAGGGCGGCGGTAAGGCGACCGCGAAGAAGCATCCTCTCTATCGGCTTCTTCATGTGGCGCCAAATTCTTGGCAGACTGCGTTCGAGTGGCGCGAGCAGCAAGTTCTGTGGCTCGCGCTTTGGGGCAATTCGTACAACCTTCTTGTGTCTGGCACGAACGGCTTCGCTACTGAACTGCATCCGCTGCACCCCAGCAGGATGACACCGGAGCGCATTGAGAACGGGCGCATTCGATACAAGTATCGCGATGAGAGCGGGCGCGAGGCTATCTATAGCCAAGATCAGATCATGCACATTCGCTGGTTGTCGGATGATGGGATCAACGGAATGGTTCCCGTCGAACTCGCGCGCGATGCGATCGGGCTCGCGCGGGCTTGCGAGATTCATGGCGCGCGTTTCTTTGGGAACGGCGCGAGACCGGGTTTTGTGCTAACCACTGAAAACGACATGAAGGCAGAAGCCGCCGCGATGCTTCGCGATAACTGGGAGCGTATGCACCGTGGCGCCGATCGAAGTAATCGAACAGCGGTGTTGTTCGGTGGCCTGAAACCGATGGAACTTGGCGGCGCGAATAATCAAGAAGCGCAATTCTTGGAGACTCGGCGCTTTCAGATCGAAGAAGTCTGCCGACTCTACCGATGCCCCCCCCATTTAGTGGGGGATCTCACGCGCAGTTCATTTTCAAATATCGAACAGCAATCGATCGACTTCGTTCAGCACACGCTGTTGCCTTGGTTGCGTCGTTTCGAGAACGCATTCGCGCGAGACTTGATTGTCGAGGACGAGAAGTATTTCGCGGAATTCGACACTCGCGGCCTGCTTCGCGGCGATGCCGCAGCGCGGGCTTCTTACTACTCGACGCTGACAAACCTTGGCGTTGCGAGCGTGAACGAGATTCGAGCGTGGGAGAATCTGAATCCCGTCGAGGGTGGCGACCTTCGCTTCGTCGGGCTCAATATGCAGAGCCTTGAACAAGCAAATGCCGCCGCGAAGGTTCCCCCGCCCGGTTCTGTGCCAGCACCGGAAGCCGCGCCGCAGGAAGCAGAGGCGCCGCAGCCCACGGCAGATGTCGGCGGCATCCTCGCGATCGTGCAGCAAGTGAGCGCGGGCGCGGTGACTCCAGAGGCGGCGAGCGCGATCTTCGCGTCAGTGTTCCCGCAGATGCCGAAGAGCATCGCAGACTCCATCATCACCGGCGCGATCGTCAAGAAAGAGGAGCCGCCGCCGCCAGAAGCGGCTCTCCCCCCCGCAGATGGGCTTGAGCCCCCACCAGAGGCGGGAGACGCGCAGCCCGCTGAACCAAGGGCTTTTTGCTCAACCGGAAAAGACGGCGGCATCGATAACTCTTGTTCATCGAAAGAAGGAACTGGATCATCGAAAGAAGAAGGATCATCGAAAGAGCCGAAGCCGGTTCCGAAGATCGACTTTGAAACAACAGATGACGGCGCCGAGTTTGTTGCGGCTCGCGATAAAGGCGCCGCAAGACCGGAAAACTTCTCTGATTTAGACTCCGAAACGCTCGCGACTTCTACGAAGTTCTTGTCTCCAGACAAGAAGAGCGGCTGTCTTGTCACGAAAGACGGCGATCTTGGAAATGTATTCAATAACGGCGGCGAGAAGGGCGCAGGGCAGGCGGCAGTTGTTCGAGCCATCGAACATGGGGCGAAGACGCTTGATTGCTATGACGATTTTCTCCCGGCCCTATACACACAACTTGGTTTTACCGCCGTGGCGAAAGTGAAGTTCAATGATGAGTACGCGCCACCCAACTGGGACTATGACGCAAAGGGGCGACCTGATGTTGTGATCATGGCATATACTGGAGGGCCGCGAGATACGATTCGCAGCAGGGCAGGCACGTTCCCACCGTACAGGAAACTCCCCGATGACAAATAC